ATAAGGTTATCATTTCAGGTACGTACAGTACCAAGATTTGGGCATCAGGGAGCTTTAGCATACTTCCACTAGGTGCCGAGGATTCTTCCTCGGTCTACCGGAAATGGCTTTCGCAAACTGACTACCTGCTTGGTATTGGTCCTGACCCTGAAATGATTTGGGAAGCAACCCCATTCTCCTGGCTCGTCGATTGGCAGTCCAATGTTGGAAGCGTGATGAAAAATGCTTCCTATATTGGACGAGACGGGCTAGTACTCAATTACGCTTATGCTATGATGACATCCGAAATTGATGTTGTTGCGTCGTGTGGCCTCCTTGGAGGTCACCCTGTGCAAGCACGATTTCGGGCAAGTCGTAAGATTCGCGTAAAGGGTAATCCTTACGGGTTTAGTATCACACCCGAGAGCTTCACCGTGAAGCAGTGGTCAATCATTGCTGCCCTAGGACTTTCGAAGTCCTTTGGGAAGCTATAACTTAACAACAACTAAATAGGAGTTCTTATGGCATTTGCTGATCCTCAGTCTGTTACGATCTCTGGAAGCGCGGTTTCTATGCCGCGTACTTCCTCTGCTCCCGATCGTGGGGCTTTCAAGTCGAACGATGGTAATACCATCCTCGGCGTGAGCCACACGACCGGGAAGCAGCGCGACCGTCACACCATCCGTCTGGATGTTGCGAAGGTTGCGGCTGATCCTTTTCAGGCCTCGATCAATGCGCGTTATTCGATGGGCGTTCAGCTCATCGTTGACGTGCCCAAGGTCGGCTACACTGTAGCCGAGCAGAAGGCAGTCGTTGACGCGCTCGTGGCGTACCTCAGTGCTAGCACTGGGGCACGCGTTACGCAGCTCCTCGGTTCAGAGAACTAAGGAAGCTGAAGCAAATCATGCCATAAGCTAGGAAGACTGGCTCCACTACAAGAAAGGAGTAGCCTTGAAAAGCCTAGAAGCTCTCGCAGTTGCCACCCTCCGTGAGGTGGGTGGATGGTGTGCGGTAAGTACCGAACGTGACTCAAAAACAGTCACGTCACGTATCGAAACTGAGGGTGAATCATTTTTGATGATCACTCTCCCCACTTACGGCAAAGCTTTCGAGCGTTGCCTTGAGCTGGGTGCTCTCGACCCCAACCTCTTTCACCCTTATTGGCGTGTGAGAGGCGGTCGCCCTGTATTCTTACAGGGGTTCCTGAGTCTGGTTTTCGATACTTCGAATGGTGCTCTACTCGACACACCGTCAATCGCTGCGATTCGCGCAATACGTCAGTTCACACTGATGTTTGGCAAGATTCGCTCTGCTTGTTCTGATGAACGAACAGACAAGGCGTTCGACGCGTATGTCGAAACAGACCGAACCGTGGGCGATTTTGACAATCGCCGCGACCATTCTCGCCGTATGGACTTTGTTCATATGGCTGGCCGCCTCTGGGGTAATCTTCTATCGAGGATCGATCAACGAATCTTCGCAGGAGATTTCTTCCCAAAGCATGGACCCGGGGCTACAGCTGACCGTCTGATTGGTAACGAAAAGTATACCAGTCGTGAATGGTCAGCACGCCTCGAAAAAGTTGCTCACTACGGTGAACATCTTTTTGCCTCCTGGTCTCAACATGAGACCGAGACTGTCCTGGTTCGATCACCTGGAGCAGAGGTAGCTGCGAGGCTAACCTCTGTTCCTAAGACGCCGAATACACCGCGACTCATCGCCATGGAGCCTGCTTACATGCAGTACATGCAGCAAGCACTCCTTGAAGTGATGGTCGAAGAGATTGAGAACGACAGTGTCGCTTCTCAACTGGTTCGGTTCGACAGCCAAGTCCCTAATCAGGAAATGGCTCGTCGAGGCTCCAAAGGCGAGGGTTTTGCAACCCTCGACCTTTCGGAGGCTTCCGACCGTGTATCAGTTCAACATGTAGCTGATCTACTTAAAAGGCATTCTCTTACGAGAAACTTCGCCTTTGCGGCTAGATCAACGAAGGTTGACGTACGTGGAGAGATAATCTCTCTCCACAAGTACGCGTCAATGGGTAGTGCGTTATGCTTCCCAATGGAATCACTGGTCTTTATGACTGTGGTCTTCATGGGAATCGAGCGCGCAGTAGGCCACCAGTTGTCAAGAAAAGAGATAAACTCCTATCTTGGCAAAGTACGCACCTTTGGGGACGATATCATTGTCCCTGATAGGTTTGCACTAACTGTC